AATCATATCTGGCATGGTGCTTTTAATGATGACATTGAAAATACATTGATAGAAGCGGACTGGTTCGATGCTTGTATTGATGCACACCTTAAACTGGGTTTTGAACCGCAAGGAGCTACAGTAGTAAGCCACGACCCCGCTGATGTGGGTAAAGATGCTAAAGGCTATGCAGAGCGCAAAGGTGTTGTATTTACTCAGGTATGTGAGATAGACGCAGAAAATGGTAATAGGGCCTTTGATATAGCGTGCGGCATGGCCAATAGTGCTAATGCTGATGTATTTATATGGGATTGTGACGGCATGGGAGCGCTACTTAGGGATCAGGCAGCGGCCAACTTTAAAGGGCGTAAGATTCAAACTTGTATGTTTAAGGGGTCTGAGTCCCCGCACAATCAAAACGCTATCTATAAGGGTGATGAGTCAGAAACCTCTAACCCTAAGACTATTAGGGACACATTCAGGAATAAGCGCGCACAGAACTATGTTGATTTAGCTGAAAGGTGTAGAAAGACATGGGAGGCTGTAGAGCTTGGCAAGTATCATGATCCTGACGACCTGATAAGCTTCAGCTCCGATATAGAAGAGATGGCCGGATTAAGGTCTGAATTATGTATGATTCCCCGTAAGCCTAAGACGGCAGCCGGTAGGATTGATCTGTATACCAAGGCAGAGATGGCAGCAGGAATAGATGTAAACGGGGTTAAAAGAAAGTTGCCCAGCCCTAATATGGGGGACTGTGTTATGATGTCCTTTGATAAGGGTGGTATAATTTCTGAACAATTCCGAGAAATTAACTTTGCGTCCGCATGGTGAAGCAATGAGCGAAGAGCAAGAGCTAAACGAAACATTCCAGAACTGGATGCAAGAGCTGAAAGAAAACCAAGAGTCTGATGCTGATCAGCGTGAAAACGCGCGTGAATGTGACGGCTTTCTTTTAGATAAGGATGGCCAGTGGGAGGAAGAGATAGCCCAAACCTTGGATAGCCAAAAGCGTCCACGCTATACCTTTGACAAGGTGACGCCTGTACTTGAGTCTATGATGGCTGATATAGAAGACATGGATTTCGGGGCTAATGTTAAACCAGCGGGTAGTGGGGCAGATAAAGACCTAGCTATGACACTGGAGGGTATGATCCGAACCATTCAAAATGAATCTAGGGCTGATTCTATTTTTAGAAATGCTTGCCGCCGTGTCATGCGTCGCGGCTTTGATGCTTGGATGGTGAGAGCTAAGTACGCTGATGAGTGGTCATTTGAGCAAGATTTATTCATTGTGCCTATTCCTAATGCTATCAACCGTGTATGGGGTAGTAATGCTAGCAAGAAGGCGGACAGCTCTGACTCTGATTTTATGTATGTCTTGACCTCTATTAGCGTTGCTGAATACAAGGAACGGTGGCCTGACCGTAAGCCGGTAAGTGTTGATGATTACAATGAGGACGGGGATTACGATAACTATCAGCCTAATGTGGTTGTGATAGCTGAGCGCTACTACAAGAAAAAGAAAATGGTAGAAGTTGCCCAGATGTCTAATGGTGATGTCCATGAGATCAATGATGACTATGAAAAGATCAAGGACGAACTGGCTCAGCAAGGTATTACAGAAGTTAGAACCAAGAAGGTAAATGACTTTAATTGGTTTTATGGGTTGTTCGATGGTAATGGGATTATTGAATACGACAAGCCAACACCATTTAAGTCTAATCCTATTATCACTGTATATGGCAACTACGAGCATGTAGGCAGTAATTCAAAGATCACCTATTCAGGTTTCGTGCTTAAGGAGTTAGATGCTCAGCGCGTTCACAACTACGCCAAGTCCCGCGAAATTGAAGAGGGAGCGCTAGCGCCTAGGGCAAAGTGGTGGATGACCAAAGCTCAAGCTAAGGGTAATGAAGATCAGATTGCTAGAATGAATATCAGTGCTGACCCTGTCCAATTCTATACGCCGGATGATAACGGCAATGTACCACCTCCATTCTATCAGCAAGTAGCTCAAGCCAATCCACACCTAAATGCTTTAGGCAATCAAATGGCTGTAGATATTAAAGAGCAAGCGGGTGTGTTCTCAGCCATGCAAGGTGATTTCGCGGGTCGCATGTCTGAAGATACTGTGAGAATGCAAATAGACCGCGGAACCGCCGCCACTCGTAAATGGGTGAATTCTATTATTGATGGCATTCGCCGTACTTGTGAGGTGCTTGTAGAGACCATTCCTGTAACTTATGACACTAAGCGTCAGTTCACTATTACAGGTGTAGACGGTACGGAAGAGATGGTTGTTCTTAATGAAGAGATATACGACCAGCAGACTGGCCAAATGATTAAGGCTAACAACCTGAACAAAGGTAAGTACAAAGTCGTATGCGATGCTGGCCCTGCTTATGCTAACCGCTTAGAGGCTGGATTAGATGCGCTGCTTAAATATGCTGCTATTGATCCTAGCGTTGTTCAGCAGGCTGGCGATGTAATGATGAAAGCCATTAATGCGCCTATGGTTGATCAGATTGCAGAACGTAAGCGTAAACAAATGTTACAGGCTGGCATGATTCCACCTGAACAAATGACAAAAGAAGAGCAGCAACAAGTGGCTATACTTGCACAGCAAGGGCAGAATCAACCGCCAAGTATTGAGATGATTCTAGCTCAAGCTGAGGAGGCCAAGGCTCAGAATGAAGCGGCCAAGCTTCAACTAACCGCACAACTTGAAACAGCCAAGCTACAACTTAAAGCCCAGCAGCAGGAAACAGAGCGAGCTAAACTACAAATTCAAGCTATTCAGAATGCACGCAAACAGAATGCTGATGAAGTACAGGCAGTTGCAGATATAGAAAATACAAGGGCTGATACCTTGACCAAGTTGGCAGACGCAGAGAAGACAGCAGGGGAGGCGGTAGAACAACAGATTAATAATATTAAGGCTGTTACTCCACAAATCGGTGTAACGGTGGTGGAAGGGCAGGAAGGGGTTTAATCGCCCCTTTCGTCCAATAGTTTTTTAGCATCGGCAACAAACGACCAATCCTCCTTTGTTTTACATAGCCTATCATTGGTGTTATCTTATGTGAAGTAATTAACGAAAGGGGAGTGATATGTTTGGGTGGTTTAAGAAGAAACCCAAAATATTAGCTGGTCATTACTACAAGCAAAATAACTCACCTTTTGAGTTTGCCTATGGCAATGTAGCCAAAGTTTGCAAGGTAGAAGATGGCTGGGTTATGTATGAGCACTGGGGGATGGTTAACGGCTCTCTGTCTGTGAAAGATGTGGTATCGCTTAAAGTATTTAAAGTCTTTTGGAAATACGACGTAACCGACAAAGTAAAAGAGTATGAGCAAAATCAAGGAGGTAGAAGTGAGGAATAAAAAGTTTTGTTGGCTGCCTCAGCCCGTCTACTCATCAAGATATTATCGAGATGGCTTTGTATGGCTTGGCTATGCTCACCTAGGTATTGATGGAGAGTGGTTTAGATACAAGCAGTTCAAGCCAAAGGCGGTCTTTGGGATTGACGGAAGGCTTAAACATATCTTGGTGTCAATCTCATGGCTTAATGACTCTTTAATGCAGCATGAGATAGAGCGCTACAAAGTAAAATGCAATGCACTGCCTAGCGCAAGTCCTAATGAAGCTGTGACGGAAAGCTATTTATGAAAACCTATAAAAGCTCAGACCTAAGCACAGGAAAGCGCTCTAAGATACTAGACGAAGCCGCGGGGAATGGTGTGATTATTCAAGAGAAGAAGACTAATGGCGAGGTAAGGCGTGAGTTTGTTATTCTCAATGCTGAAGTGTTTGACGAGTCTAGGTGTGCCGATTCAACTACATTTGAGACAACAAGTGAAAGCGGAAATATCAAAGAGTATTGGGAGATTAACTATATTGGCAATAATGTCGAGTAACTAAAGTACTCACCACTAACCCCTTAACTGGGGTTTTTTATTGCCCATCCAATAGCCTTTCACTATACCTCTAATCTACCTAATTGCATTAGCCTATTGACAGGGTTAAAATATAACCAAGGTACGCGACCTAATCGCGGTTCTTTTCGCCAATTAAGGTGCTTTAAATGACTGAAGATGCTAATACCCCAGAAACCGAAACCTTAGAGCAAGGCCAGCCAGAAGGCTTGGAAGTACAGGGTTCCGAATCATCACCGGATAGTGGAGAAAACCACGAACAAAAACATGATTCTGTTCAGGCTCGTATCAATAAGATTACAGCCGAAAAGTACGCAGCCAAGCGGGAAGCCGAAGAGCTAAAGAAGCAGCTTGAGGAAGCCCAAAAGGCAAAGGTAGACGCGCCAAGTGCGCCACCTGTTCAAAGTGGACTATCTGATGCGCCTGAGTTGCCTGATGATATTTACGATGAAGAGAAAATGCGCAAATACCACGCTGACACCTTAGCGTATAACCGCAAGGTTGCTGAAGATGTTGGAAAGTCACAGTATCAAAAGCAACTAGAAGAACAGAAGAGAGCACAAGAGCAGGCAGCGCAAAAGCAAGCTATTGACGGCTGGATTAGTAACGCACAAAAAAGCGGTATTGATCTAGATAAGCTTGGTGTAGCAGAGCAGACAATAGCCAACGCAGGTGTTAAGCCTGAATTGGCGCAGCATATTATGTCAGACCCTAATGGGCCTGCTATCGCTGTTCATTTGGCTGAGAATCCCGCTCTTATGTATGAAGTGTTGAAAATGTCTCCGATGCAGGCAGCGGTTAAGATTGAGACACAAATCAAAGCTGAAGCCCTATCTAAGACACCAAGAGTATCAAATGCGCCTGATCCGTTGCCTGAAATCAATGGTGGAGGAATGGTTGAGCAAGATGGGTTCAGCCGACAATTCCCAGACGCTAAAATCATTTAAGGAGGCCACAAATGCCTAACAACTATCAAACTAACATTAACACCAAGCTCCTGAAGGCTTTTGCTAAAGAGTTTGAATCTAGCCAAGTGCTAGGCAAGACTGTATCTAAGCAGCTTGTAAACGATTTTGACGCATCTACAGGTCGTGATTATGGTGCGGTGGCTATGAAGCGTCCGCCTCAATATGTACCACAACGTACTGCTGATGGTGACTTGACCTCATCCAGCGCTAACCCTGTTAAAGTTGGTCGCGTGCAGGCTGAAGTTTCCAATTACATTACTGTGTATGTTGAGAACACTCAGGTTGAGGAAGCCTTAGAAGCTAATCAACTAGATGAGCTATTGAAGCCTATCGCGATGGATATGACCACTGAGCTAGAGAGCGAGCTTGCCAACTATATGGCCAAGAATGCCGCCCTGCAAACTGGTGACCCTGATAGTGCAATCAGTAAATGGTCTGACGTTGCGGAAGCTGGCGCACTGCTTAAAGAAATCGGCGCACCTTCTGGCATGTCTTACGGCGTGATCAATAACTTCACTGAAACCGCTTTGTCTGACCTTCAAACTCAGCTAGGTGTGAACAATGAAGTGGGTGATGCGTGGTCTAGCGCCATGATCAAGCGCAACTTTGCAGGCTTGGATGTTCTTACAACTAACAACCTTCCATTATTCACTGCCGGTAACACTACTTCGGGCTTGACTGTAGGCGCCACTCCTTCGGCTACCTATGCAAGCTACAAAGACACCTACCGTATGACTATCACTCTAGCGGGTG